CTATTCGTCGTCGTACTGCGGACCGGCATAGTTATCAAAGCGCGACCATTGGCCGTTAAATTTCAGCCGGACAGATCCGATCGGGCCATTACGTTGTTTACCCAAAATGATCTGCGCGATCCCTTTCTCATCACTGTTCTCGTGATAAACCTCGTCACGATAGATAAACATGATTAAGTCCGCATCTTGTTCGATAGAGCCTGATTCACGTAAGTCGGAGTTTACTGGCCGTTTATCGGCGCGTTGCTCCAAACTACGGTTAAGCTGTGATAACGCCACTACCGGGACTTGCAACTCTTTCGCCAATGCTTTGAGTGAGCGCGAAATCTCGGCGATTTCCAACGTTCGGTTATCTGAAAGAGATGGTACCCGCATCAATTGCAGGTAGTCGATCATAATCAGGCTCAAACCACCATGTTCGCGGAAAATACGCCGCGCGCGGGAGCGCACTTCTGTCGGTGTCAGACCGGATGAGTCATCAATGTACATATTGCGCTTTTCCATCAATATGCCCATGGTGCTGGAAATACGCGCCCAATCTTCATCATCGAGCTGACCAGTACGAATACGGGTCTGGTCAACATGTGACAGGGATGCCAGCATACGCATCATGATCTGATCGCCGGGCATCTCCAAACTGAAGATCAATACCGGTTTTTCCTGCATCATCGCGGCGTTTTCACACAAGTTCATCGCAAAAGTGGTTTTACCCATTGATGGACGCGCAGCGACAATGATCAAATCTGATTTCTGCAATCCGGCGGTTTTTTTATCAAGGTCGGTAAAGCCGGTTGAAACACCGGTCACCCCATCATGGGGCCGCTGATAGAGCTGCTCAATTCGCGCGACCGTGGCTTCGAGGATCTGATCGACACTTTTCGGGCCTTCATCTTTACTGGCGCGGCTTTCAGCTATCTGAAACACTTTTGATTCCGCCAGATCCAGCAGATCTTCACTGCTACGCCCTTGGGGATCATAACCGGCGTCAGCTATCTCGTTGGCCACCGAGATCATTTCACGTACTACCGCACGTTCGCGCACGATATCAGCATAGGCACCAATATTCGCCGCACTTGGCGTGTTTTTCGATAACTCTGCCAGATAGGCAAATCCCCCCACCGAATCCAGATCGCCTTTTTGCTCTAGCGACTCAGACAAGGTGATCAAGTCGATCGGTTTGCTGTTTTCCAGCAAACGCTGCATTTCAGTAAAGATTCGGCGATGCGGGCGGCTGAAGAAGTCATTGCTGGCAACGCGTTCTGACACGTTATCCCAGCGTTCATTATCCAGCATCAAACCGCCCAACACGGACTGCTCTGCCTCCAGCGAATGAGGCGGGAGTTTCAGCCCTTCCATCTGGCGGTCTCGTGGCTCTGTCATATTGTTGGTTGGTTTTTTTGCGGCCATGAAGAGTGTTCTTTACCTTTGTTGCGATAGGAAAATATCGAATAGAAAATATAACGGCCTAGTATATACACAAAGTAATTGGAGTTGCAGGTAGACCGCAAATGAATGGAGCTGATGAGTTCAGAAAGTTCGGTGATGAGGAAAAAAAATGCCGCTCACACTGGTGCATCGCCTGATTCTAAGAGGTAATAATATTCCCTATTACATATCGGTATTAGCCAGATCTTGGCACTCCGTGCAGAACCCTGTAGGGTGAAAATATACCTATCTATAGGAGCTACCATGGCAAAGCATATCCAATTCAGTACCACTGGCGGGCCGGAAGTGTTGCAGTACCTTGATTTCACTCCTCCTGACCCTGCGGCAAATGAGGTTCAGGTAGAAAACAAGGCAATCGGTATTAACTATATCGATACTTATATTCGCAGTGGGCTTTATTCACCATCACAGTTTCCCAGTGGATTGGGAACAGAGGCTGCAGGAATTGTCACCAAAGTGGGTTCATCGGTTAACACAATAAACGTCGGTGACCGGGTGGTGTATGCCCAATCAGCTCTCGGGGCTTACAGCGAAGTGCATAATGTTGCGGCAGAGAAGATTGCCATACTTCCTGATAACATCTCTTTCGAGCAGGCCGCAGCATCATTCCTCAAAGGGCTAACCGTTCACTATCTGTTGCGCCAAACCCACGAGATAAAACCGGGTGAGATATTCCTGTTTCATGCAGCGGCAGGGGGAGTAGGGCTAATTGCTTGCCAGTGGGCGCAAGCGCTTGGCGCTAAGCTTATCGGCAGTGTTGGTTCTGATGAAAAAGCCAAATTAGCAAAAGCTGCTGGCGCCTGGGCCACGATTAACTATCGTACAGAAAATATTGCCGAGCGGGTGGCAGAGCTGACTAATGGCGAAAAAGTGGGTGTGGTGTATGACTCCGTCGGGAAAAGTACCTGGCTGGATTCGCTTAATAGCCTTAAGCGTAGAGGCTTGATGGTGAGTTTCGGTAATGCCTCCGGCCCAGTGACTGGAGTAGATCTTGCCATCCTGAACCAAAAAGGCGGGCTATATGTTACTCGCCCCTCTCTCAACGCTTATGTCACCAATCGGCAAGAGTTAGAAAGTGCCAGCCACGAACTGTTTTCACTGATTGCTAGCGGAGCAATTAATGTCGATGTGGCAAAGGCACAGCAATTCCCGTTGCGTGATGCTCACCGTGCCCATCAAATTTTAGAAAGCCGCCAGACCACAGGATCCAGCTTACTGATACCATAAGTTGCCTGGCCATTCCTCAGTAATATTGTTTAAAAAACAAAGGGCTCCGATTAGGGAGCCCTTCTTTACAACGCTTTCTTTGATGCACATGTAGGGGCACAGCAGCGTATTCTGTCAGAGCTAACTGCCGTTTATACGGCTATTTTTACCTCTGGCAGGGATGAAAATGTGATACCAAATCGTATCGGTTAGCATCCTAGCAAGCACGCTCGAGAAAAAATACGTTTTCCCTCGGATTCGCCCCACTAATCTTTCAGGCTGTGATCGCTGCCGCAAGAAAGTAAAATTTTAGTAACGCCTGACTATCGGTTTCTGCATCGAACGCCATATCCAGACCGCCACCACCGCCAGAATCAACCAAGGTAACAGCTTAATCATCATGACGAATAAGCCGCCCAACATCATAAAAGCGGCAGCCACCAGTAATGCAGCGAAGATCCCTAGCAGGGATATACCGGTTACCATCAGCATGATGAAAAAGCCGATAACAAAGAGAATTTCAAACATGGCTGACTCCTTAATAATTGTGTATGTCCCCACAACCACATCATTAAATATAACGAACAAATCGGGGATTTTATAAGAAGTATTACAAGAAGCATGCCAACTTTAATACATCAGCTAATACATTGAATTTACTTATTAAGTAATATAAATGCCTACCAGAAAAACAGATAGGCATGGTCAATTTGACTAACTTATAGCTAATTTACTATTCTATTATACTTAGCTAACAACCCTGCGACTTCAAGGACGAAGGGTATAAGGCCGAGTAACCAGCGCTAAGGCTTGCTCTACTACGGCAACGCCGGCACCGGGCTTATGGGCATTTTCACTTAGATGGCGACGCCATTGACGTGCACCAGGGATCCCCTGAAAGATACCAAGAATATGCCGGGTGATGTGGCCCAGATAAGCGCCGCGAGACAACTCCTGTTCGATATAAGGATAAAGCGCTTCAATCGCCTTAACGCTATCGACTACAGGGGCATTCGCATCAAACAGTTCTCGATCGACTTGGGTCAAAATGCTTGGATTTTGGTAGGCTTCGCGGCCCATCATCACCCCATCAAGATGTTTAAGATGCTCTTTGGCTTCAGCCAGCGTTTTCACACCACCGTTAATGGCAATAGTCAGTGTTGGGAAATCACGCTTGAGCTGATAAACCCGCTCATAATCCAGCGGTGGCACTTCACGGTTCTCTTTCGGACTAAGCCCTGAGAGCCAGGCTTTACGAGCATGAATGGTAAAGATATCGCATTCACCACGGTCCGCCACCGTTTGCACAAACTCGCACAAGAACTCATAGCTATCCAGTTGGTCAATGCCGATACGAGTTTTAACGGTGACAGGAATAGAAACCACATCGCGCATAGCTTTAATACAGTCAGCGACCAGTTCAGCCTCACCCATCAGGCAAGCGCCGAAACGACCATTTTGCACCCGATCAGATGGGCAACCCACATTCAGGTTTATTTCATTGTAGCCGCGTTGTTCAGCCAATTTAGCACAATGTGCCAGTGCTTGCGGGTCACTGCCCCCAAGTTGCAGTGCCACCGGATGATCCTGTTCGCTATAAGCCAGATAGTCAGCTTTACCATGAATAATGGCACCGGTGGTGACCATCTCGGTATATAACAAGGTCTGCTTGGTTAACAAACGATGAAAATAGCGACAATGACGATCAGTCCAGTCGAGCATCGGCGCGACGGAGAAACGTTGCAGGGGATAATTGCCTTTAGAGTCGGTCTTTATGCCTGTTACGGCTGAATTTTTGAATGTGTTATTTTCGTGCATTCTGGGTCATTTTGTCGTATTTTTTCTTTATCAGCACCCCATACAGCACCCCTAATACGTGGGGTGCTGAGATAGGACAAGGGAAAATCATGGCCTACTATAGCAAAGAAAAACGCCTTCGCGCCGATGGCACAGCCCGCTATCGCTGCACCGTTGGTGTAAAGGAAGGTGGTAAATACATCTATCGAGAAAACAGGACTTTTGGCAAACAGGCCCATGCTAAAACTTGGGGTGCTAACCGGGTAGCTGAGTTAGAAGTTAATGGAGTGCCAAACATCAATGATGTCACTGGTATGACTGTTGGTCAGCTATTAACGCGATACATTGCCGATCCAAACCTTGGTGGCAAGGCGGGGCGCACCAAATCCTATGTTTTAAATATGCTGGTAGATTGCGATATTGCTGCAATAAAACTGGCAGATCTTCAAACAAACCATGTTATTGAGCACTGCCGGCATCGTGCTGGAGCTGGAGCTGGGCCATCAACCGTAGGCCATGACCTAAGTTATCTCTCTTCTGTGCTGGCAGCAGCTAAGCCCATCTTTGGGATTGATTACACTGATAACCCGGTAATCATTGCCAGGCCGATTCTCATCAATATGGGATTGGTTGGAAAGTCGCAGCGCCGATCGCGCAGACCTCTCGCCTCTGAAATTGAAAGACTGATTGAGGGGCTGAGAATTCGATCCACCAATGCTGGAGCGAAAATCCCTTACGAAGAGATTCTTAATTTCTCAATTCTGTCCTGTATGCGTATCGGTGAAGTATGCCGGATCAGGTGGGAAGATATAGACGAGAAACAAAAATCTGTTTTAGTTCGAGACAGGAAAGATCCACGCAAGAAATCTGGCAACCATATGCAGGTTCCATTACTCGGTGAGGCATGGGACATTGTGCAGCGCCAACCAAAAACAGAAACCTATATTTTCCCCTATAACTCAAACTCAGTTACAGCAGGCTTTCAGCGGGTACGTAATGATCTGGGTATTGAGGACTTACGGTATCACGATTTACGAAGGGAGGGGGCAAGCAGGCTATTTGAAGCGGGGTTCTCTATTGAAGAGGTCGCTCAGGTTACTGGCCACCGTTCGTTGAATGTTCTTTGGCAGGTTTATACTGAGCTTTATCCAAAATCGCTGCATGACAAGTTCAACCAATTAAATAACTTGAACTAAAATAACCTATATACCAAGGCTATAATGCTATGTTTAAATTCTCGCTTACTATTTTTGTCTTTTTCTCGCCACAACCATATCGTCTAATTTCTTTTAATCTGGGATCTGTGGCTAATCAGGGCTCAATAACGAGCCCCTCATTAAATGCACGCGATATAGGCTCCATGAATCAAGGTCTAAAATTTCTTTTTTTGTAGCGATATCCCATATCCACTGCGTATTGACGCAATTCTATTTCCGCGTCAATGGCTTAACACCGCTGTTCCCAGTATCAGCATTGATCAAGTCGTACAAAGAAGAACCAACATACTCTGACCCATCTATGGAAAGATGAAGGATGTCACGATACAGTATTTTACCGTCGCGCATCGCATAGCAGCTTTCCGAGTCGCACAGCATCTTTGATAAATCAAACACTTTTACTTTCGGGAATTTGGTGAGAATTGAATCAATGAGTTCACTATACTTCTTATCAGAATTATCGAATGTCACCCTCGACTCAGAACAACTTGCACGTTCTGCAGCCCTAAAGGGGCGTCCTATACAACTTTTAGGATCAAAACTTATCGCAGGATTGTTCTTAACAAATACCACTTGCTTACCTTTTGCAAGAAGGGAAAGAATAACATTACTAAATGATTTATCGACATATTCTAAAAACTCCTTCTCAGACTCTATTTTCTTGTTTGTAGTTGAATCCAACCCAAAATTAATAGTCATCTCAGAGCCATTGAAATACCGTGGATAAGCTGAAAACACAACGGTTTTTACTGAATTTTCATTTAGCGCTGCATTAAGTGATTTTTGTGTAACAAATCCGCAGTCCTTGAAATCATCTCGCTGAGAAAAACCAAGAAAACCTGCACACCCCCCTTGTCCCAGGGAAAGGACCGTATCACCAGTACCCGATGTTTCTTTTGCAAGCCCAAAATACAATTGCCAAGAAATAGAATCCCCAATTATTACCACAGTGGGTTTAGCATCTTTAGATAAACGACAAAACTCAGCCCGGCCGTATTTTTTTATGCACAGTGCATCTCTTGTATCGTCACCCCAACCAAACTGAGCAAACGACTGTATTGCTGGCCTTGCTGGTAATCCATTTGCACGATAAACATAAAAACCAGCCATCCCCATAATTGCCGAACACACCAGCAGAGTCGTTACCTTAAGGAAGCTATTGTTACCATGACGAAAATAAGCCTCAATAAACTTAAATGTCAGCCAGGCGAGAAAAATGGCCACAGCAATCATTACAAGTCGAAACCCTAATGGAATTTCTTCACCTATGATAAGCCTCGGAAAAACCAGCAGTGGCCAGTGCCAAAGGTATAGAGGAAAGCTCATCAAACCAAACCAAACAATAATCTTGTTAGAGAGTATCTTTCTATTAATCCAGGCTTTAGGGCCCGCCATAATAATCAATACAGCGCCCAATACTGGAATAACAGCCCATGCCCCAGGGAAGCTAACATCTTTAGTTATTTGCAAGAAACCAAAAACCAGGAACAAGCAGCCCACAACGGAAAATGCGTTAGACAGTGTTCTCCCATTAGCCTCCACAGATTCTCTGTTGGCTACTTTAGAAAACCAGCCGCCAATCTTTAATTTGTACTTGGCGAATGAATTTTTCTTGTAAAGTGTGCACCAAGCCAAAATACTACCGCTCAACAACTCCCAGAATCTGGTTTGTGGAGAATAGAAGGTTGCTAATGGATCATTTTTAATGCCTTTGATATTCAGAGCAAAAGAGGCCAGAGCAACAACAATAGTAAGCGTAATGAAGTTAAATTTTTTCTTCCACGCAAACCACAAGACAAGCGGCCAAATAATGTAAAACTGCTCCTCAATACCCAGGCTCCACAGATGTAAAAGTGGCTTTACCTCAGCCGAATTGTCGAAGTAACCCGCTTCACTCCACAACACTAGGTTAGAGATGAAACCAGCACCTGCGGCGATGTGCTTACCTAACTGTTTGTATTCATCCGCAAGTAGTGCGAACCATCCAAAAACAAAACTTGCTATAAGTACCAACAATAACCCTGGGAAAATTCGCCTAATGCGCCTTGCGTAAAACTCAGAGAAGCTGAATGTGCCTATGTCGAGATTCTCAAAGATGATTGTCGAAATCAGGAAACCAGAAATAACAAAGAAAATATCAACACCAATAAAGCCACCTTTCATCCAATCTGGAAATGCGTGGAAGGCAACGACGGACAACACAGCGATGGCTCTTAAACCATCAATATCTGGGCGATATTTAGGGTGTGACAGATGTGGGGAAGGTTTTGCCATTTCAATTAATCTCATTGCCGCTTACCACTGCTTAGCGACGTGGTAAGCTGTATTTTATCCAAAGATTATATCTTTAGATGATCGCTATCATCAACCTATAACAGCAGAGTACCCTCTCTAATTGTTTGAATTTTATTTATAATGTTCATTTTTAGGTTTACTCATGGTCAGTGTTGCCGTTCATTACCCCCCCCTCGTCAGTCCGTTCAGATTTATCGCCATAGACCGTCCCAGAAAGGGCATGATCGGTTCCGCTGTCGTGACTATCGCCGTATGTTTCAGCTCACTTACTTTTACGGGGTCCGCAAGCTGCAGACTTCATATACCTAATGGGGTGGGGGCTTCGGGCCAAACAGGTTTTGACAAGTCCACGCGCATCACAAATACTCGATATTTCTTCCATGCAGCCAACTCAGTCACCTCCTTAGCTTCAGCGTAAGCCCCATCAATAGCCTCTTGCCGCCAAGCTATTTCAGAGTCAGCAATGGCTTTTAACTGGCTCTTTTTAGCCGTAGCACTAGAGATCAATTCTTCCATTGTTAGTGGGGGTGAATCAATCCAGGCTGGCATCCCATCAATAACGCCACGCTGCTTATCCTTGGGGTGCTGTGCTCCAAACTCACGATATATATCATCTGAAATATCTATCAAATCTGATAAATCCCATCCCGCCGATAAATAATCGTCAACGGTTGCAACGTGGATGAAAGCATTGTGTATCGCAGACCACTTATATTTATTCATTTCTCATATCCCTATAGCCATGAACCAGCCGCCGTCATTTGAAGTCGAACTTGCACTATTATAACCCCTGAATGCATACCGAAATGATGCGTTATTCACTGGGTTACCCGCACCGAAAACCGCGTTGTTAACACTATTGGGAGTCACTATCACGAGCTGTGCTCCTGTAGGGAAAGGAACCGGGAAATTACCGGTAGAGGGTCCTGACGTGCTCCCAACTATTGCCCCCCATTGATAATAAACACCACTCGGGAGCCTACACCACCCGCCATAACCAGCGGCCCCAGGAGTGCCAACAGTCCCACTCGCAAACGAGTTCATATCTGGAATTTGATTAGTGCCAGTCCCAACTGTTCGTTTAGCCGCATCGCCTAAACCAAGGTTTAAGAGAGTCTGTGCTACAGCCGCCGGGCCAGCGTCTTTAATTTCAGAAAGGTTATTATTGATTTTTAATAACAAGGCCCCCAAATCACTTACTGCTTTTGGCGTGGCTGCAAGTATCTGGCTGGTACTGTTTATTGAGTTACTTAATTGAACAATGCCTTTTTGAGTTGTTGAGGCGTCTTTAAGATCTGGAATTCCCTCGCCAATCAGCTTCTGTATAGATAAAAGAACTTGATTAAACTGAGCGCTGTCGGCATCAATCTCCGCAGCAGAAAGAACACTCATCAATTCACGCTGAATGGTATTAAACCACGCTGCAGGTAATATTGTAGGAGGAACACCACCAGCAACATTGCCGTCGGTAAATTCGCCGTTACTGTCCGCGCGCGTATTCGGTATATCACCAATTTTTTGCATAGATAATCCTCGCCAGATAAGGCGCTTTAAATGAATAGATATTGATTAGTTAGTTAACGTAGCCAAATTTAAGAATGGTGTGAGAGGGGTTTAATACTGTTAATCGGCATTCAAGTTGCTTGTTTCCCCACGAACGTAGGGGATCACTACAATAAGTTAAACCGCACTGGGCATAATTAATGGTGGTTTCTGGTGCGGTAATCAGCCAGGTGAAAGGCCACTCGTCACCGTTTAAAGCATCCCCACAAACGGACATCCCGGCACATGCTTGCCTGTATTGGGTGATAGCAATGGAGTAACCCAATGCCTCCGCAACACGAATAAAATAAGCAACAGACTGCCCACCAATGCCAAACAGTTTGGATACTACGGCCCGCTGCCGCTGGATAATGCTGTCAATCTCACCTATCGCGCATAAATCAGGTAATCCGAGTGTCGCTTCCCATTCAGGAAGCATTGCAGTGGCTGTAGATGGAAAAGCCGCATCAAGCAGATCGCGGGCATCTTCATCACTGCTCTGGTAGGATCTTGCCAGTGCCCGCAAGGTACTGGTTTGAACCCCATTAAGTTGTCGGGGCCAAACTAGACCGCCCGGCATCAGTGCTTGAAGAGCGGCGGTATATTCATTCACAGAATAACGACTCATAAGTAGTTCACCGTGCCCCGGACAGGTAATTGGCCGGTTTCAAGCTGAATATTTGTCGTTGGAGAATCAAGAATAAAACCACTGGTTCCAGCAATATCACCGATGGCAATAAGCAGCGACGACAGCAGAATTTTCCCACCTGGCTCACCCTCAGTAAAAAACACCTCATCAATAGCCGTATTTATTGCTGCGGTAGTTTCACTGGATGCCGTAGGAATGCCACTGATAACAAAATTCACGGGCGCTGCTATCGGCGCGCAGACATAAATGATGGCTATAATAGGCTGTAAGGGATAGATATGATCTGCAACTCGCCCCTGATCTCCACTCGCTTTAATCGCGCCCCATTCTTCGAGTTGAGATACGCCGTCAGTCCCGACCGGAAAACCACCTGAATCATTGCCATCGCACATGATATAAATGCCAACCGTACCTACCCCCTGTAAGCGACGCTTCACCCAACAACGAGTCACACCAGGCACGGCCAACGCCCAATTTCGATAATCGGTATCGTTGCCACCTTGAGGGGTATTTTGATAGGCCAGCAACATACGAGAACGAAAAGCATCTTCTGATTCAATATCAGCGCCGCCAGATATCTTAACTGTTGCGGTGGACACAGACAGGACACCATTAATTGCAACGTCGAGTGTAAGAGACGTTCCGGCATCCGCATTCCCCGCGATACCTCCACCCGTAGTGTCATCCAATACACTGGGGAGTACAGCAGTGATTGAACCGGTGGCAGTACCACCAGCCCCCAGACTTAACTCATGGTCGAGACTGTATTGATAACCATCAGCCCTGTTTAAAAGGCTACCGGCGGGAATGACACGGCCTACGGTCCCACTAAACTCGACTGTAGGAGAAGTTGCAGGGTTGGCGGGTTTGCGGAAAACATCTTTCAACGCGGCCCACGCGGCAAGATATTCGTCAGTGGCATTATAAGGCGTGGATTGCAGCGCGATATAATCCAGATACCCATAGTGCAGATGAGCCATCCCAGCATCTGCATCACTGATCACACCGATATTGGAGAAACGCAGTAAGTTACCGCCCGTCTTGAGTTCTGATTGAATATAAGACAGGTTGCGCTGGCGTAGTTCGCTTAATGTGGGGCGATTAAATGGCATGTATTAAGTCTCCCATACCCATGAGAATTTAACTGAAGCCTGTGCTTTAGCCGGTTGTTGATAGTTGATAATGAGATTGATTCGGTTGGGAAACACTATCTGAGCATTGGTACTGATTGCGGTCACCACACCATCATCAACCAGCCAGGCCAAAGCTTCATTAGCATAGTCCTCAGCCTTTAACGCGACTTTAGTCGTGAGTTTTTCGCGGCGAAGCAACCACAAACGAGAACCTATCGGATACTCTGATCCGGTATCCCCCCACCACCCTCGGCGATCATCGCCATCGATAGCATCATCACTACGGGCCAACCGGTCCGTGAACAAGCTAATTAAAATAGCGGTTTCTAAATCATCACCATCCAGCAACCCACCGCCGCCGGTTTGCCAATCGCCCAGCAGCGTGTCCGGCTCCCAGACTGTTTTAATATCTGTTGTCATTCAACCACCTTGCCCGTCACTTCACTGGTTAATGTCGAGCTACCACCCTGAACATTTTTAAGTTGGTGATTGTGGGTGTTATAGGCTTCGCGCAGGGTTTTCAGTGTGGTGCTATTGCTGTCCGCGTTATCGACAATATCGCCGCTAACCTCTAATAACGGCGTATTTAGCCGCACTTTCCCCGAGGCATTAATCGTCACCTCAGTCGAATTATTAACCGTGACCGGCTGGCCATTGGCTTCAATAATAATCCCTGTTTCAGTTAACTTGACGTATTGCCCCCACTGCGAATAGATCACCGTCTCACCCGCATTGAGTCCGGTATGGCGAAAAGACTGATGATTTGAGCCAATAATAACTGCGCTTGATCGGTCACCACCTAAAAACCCAATAACCACATCAGTATTGGCGGGAAGTCCCGATGAAAAACCGAATTCAGCCAGTCTTGGGGTATCATCACGCACTTCAAGCGGTGTTTGGTATTGAACGGTTTGAACGGTACCGCCATCATTGCTGCCCGTCACCCGCCCCACCCCAATCATCATTTTTATTTGTCGGTATAACTTGGAAAATTGCCCTGATTCACTCATCGCTGGTTCAACTCCATAAGATTTGAATAAAATTGATAAGGCTGGACAGTAAAGGCTTCGGGGGGCATCAGGACCATTTGCGCGGCGGTACCGTGGTCGTCTTTGAGGTAAGTCACCTCAGATAACAACCAAAGTTCATCCTTTAGACCAAAAATAGGTAAATCAATGGGGATCAGTGTGTTCGGTTCCCACAGTTTTCCGTCTTTATCCCGCCAGCTATCGACAGTCACCAGCAGCTCTTTAGAACGCCCATAACGGCGGTTCATTTCCCAATCAATACATTGCTGAGCCAGTTTTAGGGCTTTCATAGTACTTTCAACAATGATAATGCGGTTTCGATAGCGCATTTGGGCTGCTTCGGGATCGCGGCTTCGCGCTAACGTAACTGAACCGTATCCCGCATCCTGAACCTGCTCCTGAAGTTGACTAACAGACATCGAAACGCCGATATAGTCAGAAAAACGCTGGTCCATTCCCGAGTTATAAGCAGCGTCTTCGATATTGATGCCCTGCGCTACCCCACTGGCTGCTTTTCGCGTACCCACCCGAGTTAGATATAAACTGCCATCGGGTAGGTCGTAATACAGCAATGCCGCCCAGCGAGTGATGCGGTCAATAATTTCCTGAGAGGATTCCCCCCAGTTCAATGTAAATTGGGGAACAATATCGAGGTCAGTAACATCACTGGACACCGTAATTCCGTAGGGCATCGCTAACCGTTGGGCTATCTGTAGCGCTGTTGATTGGCTGATCACATTGTTTGGCCACTCTGCGGAGCAATCAACCAAGTCCTGACACTTACTCCGTCCCGTCGCCCTCACTTCGCGGCGATTACGACTGATCATCGGTGCCCAACGGTCTATGTAGCCTGTCAGAACAACATCATCACCCAAATTAACGACACAGGAGTCTCCCGGGTTAACCCACTGTTGATTGTCACTCCCAGGATAAAGGTCCATCAATGACAGGCTGAAATCGCTGGGTAACCGCTCTATGCTGCGCGTGACCCGTATATTATCCCAACCGGAAATCAGCTTATTGCCAATGCGTAGTGTCAGATCATCACTCATGAGTTCAGCGCCTTAAATCGGACGGGCATAAATGCCGGGTGAACGGGGTTAGCCATTTTCACCAACGCGTCACCCCGTCGTGCATCCTGATAGAGCCGATTGGCAAGATTGAGTGCGGGTAATGATCGGTTAAAATTGACGGTCTCAACACGAGACAGGTTCGCGCCGGTCTGCTGTAACAGCGTGACAATTGAACCGCGTAAGTCGTTTAGTGCCTGGTATGCCTCGTCATTACCCCTGTCAGCCGCAGAAAGCGCCGCGCGGTCTACAACATCACAGACCCGCGTCAATATATCGACCGCATCGTCGTAGCTTTCAGGTTGATATTGCGAAGCAGCAAACACCATCGCACCGGCGCACAATACAATAATGAGTTGGTAGCTGGCGGCTGCGGTATTGCTGTCACTGGGATTGGGTCGAAAAGTATTGTCATCAGCTTCCGTTAATTCTTGCATCATGCGGATTAAATCAAGGGTGCTGGCTCCGCTGGCCAAGATGGCATTCACAACAGCAAGAACAGCATTCGCATGCCCTTCAACTGTAGCGGCTGTTCGTAATGCCTCCGTGGCCTTGTTGACTGACTCCCGCCCCTCAACTGATACCGCCATTCTTTGTGCCACCAGCGCGGATAGATTGGCCGTGTCATTTTGTGTACTAACGGATGCCGTAGCCCCCGATACACTGCCGCCTACGGTACCGTGGTTGTAACGGCCATAACGATCACGCCCAAGGGTTGAACGGAGGACATTGCCGAGATTTGTCGCCTCACTGGTGGTTGAATTCACCATGTTTACCCAGAATGCTGCGGTACTTTTTAGTGTTCTGATGGTTTGAGTGACGGAACGGATCTCACCTTTGACCGTAGCAATAAAGGTCGCGACGGACTTGGTGGCCAGACCAAACCATGAAGACTGAATAGACGAAACGGCATCTGCTGAACTGGTAACAGAAAATACCCGTAAGCCCGACTCAATAATGGTTAGCGTAAATTCAAAAACTCGCCCTGATTCAGCCCCTTCATTCAGACGAAGACCACTTTCAGGAATACTGACCGTCATTTCACCCAGAGTTGGGTGTACTAATGTTCCCGCATCCGGCATTTCACAGGCAGCAATTAGTGAGTCACGCTGAGTCATGACGTCGGGCGCGTTATAAAGGCCACTACTCTGAATAAGAAAACCACGGATAGTCAGGCGGCGAGTAGCACGGCCTAAATCCTCAATCCACGCAGTATCTCGATAAGGATATTCATGAATGGCCTGGCGCCGGCCAAAAACCCCCTCAGCGGTCAATACAGCAAAAGGAACTCCACGAAAAGAGGCGGGATGCAGGTGTTCTGACCACTGCCAACTATCACCACCGGTACCTAATAAATCAGAAAGTGCATTGCTGATCAGTGACATTTACGCCCCCTGAAAATAAAAAACCCCGCCAGAAGCGAGGTTGATGGTTGTACTTTATTACGCTGGGTAACTCATTGATGTTGATATTTTTGCCCCCTTTAGCGCAGTTATTTTCTGACGCTCCCCTGTTTTATCAGTGATCAGCGTAATTTCAATTTCTGACTTATCTACACCAATACCTTGGGTGATATCATTAATATCTTTCCCGCTTTGCTGGGATGAGTTAATGGATATTGGCGGTGATGCGTTGATATCAGAGGTACTGGTATTTAACTCGCCTGGTTGGGGATGAATGGCAGGCAAGCCCGGCATTATTTTTTGTAGGTAATTGCGAGTTTCAGCAGGAGCTTGCTCTAGCCCATATTTTTTAACGTTATTCTGTCCCCAGTTATAAGAAGCAACGGCCTTATTGACATCCCCATCAAACATTTTAAGCAAGTCAGAAAGATACTTGGCCGCTGCTTCGCTGGATTTATTGAAGTCCATTCGGTCATCCATCGAGTTTAAGCCATAATCTCTACCGGTTGGCGGCATAAACTGAAATGGACCCTGTGCCCCTGCTGGTGATAGTAGATTTTTACCTCGGTTAGATTCATTCAGGTAAACCCGATCAAGTAGGGTTGAAGGAAGGTTATACTGTGACTCTAACTGTTTTAGTCTCGCTTGCTGCTGATCTTCGCCGGGGAGTATGTAGGGTGATTTAACGGGAGCGACGTTTTTTTGTTTTTCTATCTCAAGCCGTTTCTTTTCCTGCGCCTCCCAGTCCGCACCGTACTGATCATTTAATTTTTGGGTAAAATCCTTATCTGGATATCCAAACGTTAAATAGGCTTTCTCTTTAAACGATAATGTCTCTTTGAATTTATCGTCTACTCGCGCCCGATGAAGAATGTCTTTCTGTTTATCACCATGTGCAAACGAGTTTTCATCATCTTTTTCGCGCATCTTCATATCATGAAGCTGAGTTGCAGCACTTCCCTTGACCATATTTTCATCAGGTAAAAGTTTTTGGGCTGCCCATATTTTTCCTTTGGTCATCAACCCATCAAGCGCGGCGCTGGCCTCCTTTAACTGAGCATTCAATTCAACCAGTTGCGCATTAATCTTGGGGTCAACCGTTAAGCCAAAACTATCTGATTTAGCCAGTAATTCTTTGTACCTGACACCTTCCCGCATTAAGACCAACATAGGAGCATCAAACCCTAAGGCATCAGCCAAAGTCTTTTGAGTTTGGGGCGAAAGTTTAGGGAATATTTTGGCAACATTGTCCAGCGTTTTATAGACATCTGCCGTGCCATCTTTGAGGCGTTCAATGACAATGCCGTTCCGAGCCAATAACTCCTGTGTCACATCGTTACGTGCCCACAAAGGGTCATTAAACGTCTTGTATAGCCCTTCAACGGACTGGCGAGCAGTGTCGCTATCTACCCCCAAAATCTGCATTGCACCGCTAACACGGCTAAAATTATCAACTGACATACCGGCATTTTTAGCCGCCACATCAAGCGAATAGGCTGAATCAGCAGCCGCACTTAACCCCTGGGCGGCCTTGACACCAATATAGCCAACAGCGCCAAGCGCACCAAACCTGAGTACCTTGCTGCCAATCTCACCAACCATTTTTAGCGGGGGCACCATATCACCGACAAACTGCACACCTTCACGCGCAAACTGCCCCATTCCCTTTAGGCGAGCATTGAGGTCATCAATACCCTCAACCGATTCTTGCCCCCCTAATTTAAGTCCATCTCGGGTTTTATCCAGATCAGGAATGAGATTTTTAACGGCCTCTTCGATACGCTGAATCGAGGCCGACGCCTGATCTGTCGCGGTCAGTTCAAAATCAAATGCATTACCCATTTTTCCCCGCCTTCACCTTGTTAATTCTGACCGCCTGCTGATACCACCACTGTAATCGGCTATAGGTCAGGGACCAGGCATCTGCTGGCCCCCACCCATAGTAATAAGTCACATCCGCTAGTTCGTTACCCCACTCTCCTCCTGGGGGGAGTAGGCTAAAAAACTCATCATGTAGACCTCACAGGCTTTATAGTCGGTGAAAGCCATTTTTTTGATGGCTTCACGCGGCACATTCGACACCAGCGAAATAAGTAGTCCCATCGCACTGAGTGCACCAGATTTAGCCTGTTCGTCATAAAACTGCTGAACCTGAATCAATATCGGTTCACTGAGTTCGATAGCCTCATAGGTAGTTTTAGTGGTTTCATGAGAAATAGGCTTAACCAAAGTAATTGTTTTAGTGCGTTCTAATTCAGACATCTTAGTTCTCCGTCACCGATACAGAACCCCCTTCCCAGCGAATATCAGCAGTCGCTTCAGTGCTATCCACTTCTTGGGTATTTACCGACCACATACCACTGCCGATAATCGTTTTACCATTGGCCAGCTCACAGACAATATTGACATTGGTCTGATCGTTAAAATTGCTGATCGACGTGCCGCCACTGTCACGGATTTGGCAGGAAATAAACGGGGCGTTAAAGGTTTCTTTATAACCGTGCACCCCATCCATTCCCGTCAGGGTTTCACGCTTGTATTTTGAGGGGCTGTATTTGAATTGCCCCGCAACCATGATAGTCAGGCCATCAACGGTGACATAAGCTGTCCCCGCGAGGCGATTGGATGTATCACCCATGATAATAAGTCCTTATGCGGATGCCTGAAGGCGGAATTGGTTGAGAACGGCGAAGATACGCAACTGATTGATCAGGACTCCCGTCCACAGCACATCAACTCGGTTCGGGTTGCTGGCGCTCTTTTCGACAATCAATCCCTTGGCAAACCCTTTGGCATCCTGCACATAGCCATTAAATTCCAGTGTCTGATACTGAGCAATCAGCTCGGCACGAATAATATTCGGCGTGATGATGGCCGAGCCTGGGGCAAAGCGGGTACCATCGGCAGCCAACTTCATGCGAGCAAACTTCGAGGTCACCTGAGTTCGTAGGTAGCGAGTGACAAACATCAGCAGGAATAAGGTCTCAATCTGCAAATAGCTGTCATCTTCCGCGCCATACTTGTTCTTTTGATAGGTGGTGATGATGTTTTCTACCTGTACCGTGCCATCATCGGTAACTGTCACGGTAGAGATCCCGCTGTGCAGCAGGTTATTACGCTCGGTCAGGGTAAAGCGGCTGGCCAGCGGGGGTGCCAGTACACCACTGATTGCCAACGTTTGTAGCGGGCGGCCGGGGTCGTTACGCAGACTTTGCGCAATAGCGCCAACATAAGCCGCTGACCAGATATAGCTTGGTGTTGGCGAGCCATTCACCCCCAACAGAGAAGCATGCTGATCATTACGCAATTCGCCTGCGGCCGTCAGTTGGCCATAAGTCCCCGATTGAGCAGCGAAGCTGTGACCGTACAACTGCTCTGCATAGCTCCAGCGACCGGTACTGTCTGACAGAAACTCTTTGATTTTATTTAACGAAGCCGTATCCGTGTACGGATTGATAATGAAATCAAAGGTCCGATCCTGCAAATTAGCCAGGGCATCATCCAGTTCAGGTGCGCCCGCGCCGCCCACCATGGGTGTAAATGTCAGTACCAGGCTATCTGGCGTTGTTTCGCCACCGGCGCTACCCAAATAGTTCAGCCGTAAATCAAGGGTGTTACCGTGTGCGCCTTTGTTTTTGGCGGTGAGTGTGATCACTGCACCTACAGCCGCTGCCGTGACCGGTAGAGATGCAGTCGTATTGATTGCGGCCGTTAAAGCAGTGGCAACCGCAGCAACTTCATCCGTTGCCACGACTGCAACCTGTACGCGAATACCCGCGATATACAAAGAGATAACACCGGTGGCGGATGCCTGAGTAGTAACTGTGATTTTACCTGTTGCAGCAACCATTGCGGTGGCATCACTCAACGGCAAAATGTAGATCTCACCAGCAGTGTCATTAGCCAGATAAGCCGCCATCTGCCCATGCAACATTGAACCCGCACCACATTGTCCCGCGACGGTGGCCACTGAGGAAACCAGTACCGGTATATTCGCCGGTAAAGTTCCATCAGTCAGCATCTGACCCATAATTAGCGTTCGCTGCGTCGTTGTTGCCGTGTTCGCCTGTGAGTTATCAAATTCAGCGAAGAAAAGCGGTGTCCGAAGGTTGCTCGGAATATTAGTAAAAGGAATAGTCATTATTTGGTTTTCTCCGCTTTGGTGGTTTCTGGCGCAGGTTTAGCCTCTTTAGGTTGTTCGCGCACCACATCACCGTCGTTTAAACGACGACGCCAAAATGAATTATCGGGAACCTCAGCGCCGGATTCAGGCAAAAAGGTGCCCTTAACCGGGTCGCGTACAGTGCGACCGGCTACGGGTTTAACATGCATGGGATTTACTCCTAAAGGTCTATTGAAACCACAGGTTCGGTGGTGCCGTCTGGCATGGCCATAGTAATATCGATACCCAGCAGCGGGTCACCCACGATGGGATAGAAGTCTTCCGGCCCTTGGTAATACTCGATATCCAACTCCATGAGTAATTGAGCCAGATGGCCTTCACCACCCGAGTCCATATCAATGGTTGAACGCACTTTGGCAAATTGCTGTATCTGGCGAGTGAGGTCATAACTGTTTATCACCGCCCGCTCAATTTGTTCTCGCAACCGATCGAGCGCCAGCTCTGCCTTATTCGCCCCATCATTCTCATTTTCGCCGTCAAGCTCCTGCAACCGGCCAGTGATACGCACGGTGGTAATAGTATTGAACTGCGGGGCGCTGCGGCCTAATGACTGCTTTTCCTCGATAAGGGTTTGCACCAAGATAACCGGATACATCTCCTCAGTAGTTGGCCAGTCGCGCGGGGAGTAGACGCGGTTTCCCGCGTCAGTATTTCCGATGATGGCATCAACAACCAATTTCCTGACTTGCGCTGTATTCATGGTTTCACCCGATTAAGAATGAGTTTACTGCCGCCGTGACTATCTGGTTGAACATCTGCTACAGCAAACAAGGTATTGACCGGTTCATTAGCAACAATGCCAATAAATACCCGGTCCCCCTGTTTAGGTGGTGAACGAAACTCACTGTCCCTAACCCCTAAAACGGGATTAGTGGTATTAATGGTGCTGCCATCATCCAGCGGGTCAATGGTGGTATAGGCCCGATCAAAGATACCGCTGATGGTATAAGTTGGCTTACCACCAGCAGGCCGGTAATCAACCGGGTCACCAAATACCGCTTGTAGGGGTGCAAGAAGATGCTGATCCCAGTTGATACCCATCAGCCACCTCGATTTATCTTCACACCATCATCTACAGTGATTGAGGGGCCAATAGTGCTAGCCGCCTGCTGCCGTAACACTTTCACATCAGCAACCACGCCCAGGCTAATCAGTCGTTCAGCATCATCATGCGGCAGGAATAAACGGCTATTCTCCACATGAGTTTTCCCGCTATGGCGCAGAGTCTGACCTTTTACAACAACAACCTCCAACTCGTCACTATCGTCGGAAGGATCATCACTCTCCGTCTCGTTCTCTGTGGTCTGTTCCTGAATATCAGGTTCAGCAGAACTATTACTCTTGCTGTCTGATATTTCAGGTGTTTTATGAGACTCATCCCCAGTTGATGTATCTCTTAACGCGTCCGGGTCAGGCTGTGTTTCGTTATTATCCGTCACAACATGCGGTTCCTGCTGAGTGTCAGCTTCGAACTCAGGCGGCAAGCCGCCCAGTTCGCTAATGCTGGCTTGCTGCTTACCTGAAGTTTTAGCCATATCACACCACCGTTGCACAAAGGGAGGCATTTACCCGGCTTGGAATGACCAGCGGAGCAGATTGCATCAACAGGTAACGTTGCGCGGGATCGGGCATAACCCATGATTTAGGTGCAAAAGCCAGAGGCCCATAATTAAATGCAGGGTCCAGAATGACACCAAAGGCACGAGTGCCCATCAGGTCAGCACCTGACATCAATACGGCACCATTGGGGATCATCGGCTTTTCAATGCCATCAACCGGGTCAATAAACCAGTCGTTATATAGCCACAGATCAAAGTTACCCCAGCGACCTTTATAAACCGCGCCTTTATTGACGCGCGGCCCCGCATCAACCTGATTACCAAACGGACTCAATGCCGGGAACGTGATGGCATTGTCTTTAATGGTGGTATCCAGCCGGAATGCTTTCCAGGAAGAGGTGGTAAATACCAAATCCGTGGCCACCGCACCTGACTCTTTCAACATCAGTGTCTGCCAATCTTCAATATCATCTGATGGCTGGGTATTGGTTGCACCGGCGGCGACCGATAAAGGCCATTTATCTGACCCACTCAAGGTAATTGTCAGGTCACTGGAGCGACCAAAATCAATAACCGTAGTCGGGAACCCATCCCCCACTACTGTAATCTGAGATTTGGTCAGCGCACTGGCGGCCATCCATTCCAGACGACGGTTCAGCATGTCGATCTGGTCTTCCATTTCAAACTGCAGATTTATCATTTCACGTTCTGCGGCGGTATATTCCCCACCAATGCGCTCCCCCATCTGACGGCGGATCGGTTTACGCAAATCAGGTGCGCGTTTGTCTTTGATATAAGCCGGTTTGAACGTGTTGGTTTGATATTTGCGGCTCTCCACCAGCTTTCCTTCAACTAACGGGGAAACAAAAGGAGACATGCGACGTTTACCAATATCAACATCGATGGAAACCTCTTCGGTTTCATAGGTCACCACATTGGGAAAGAAGCGATCAAGTAACCAGTTCTGGCTTGTTTTCAGGTTGGGAACCAGTCCTACCAGCACATTGGTATCGTAAATATTCATGTAGTATCTCTTTTAATTTGCTGGCAGCCAGGGCCGCCAGGCAAAGATTGAAGACGAGCAAGCCCCTACCAGGTGAATGGCATTGGGTGCAAAGTAAGAAAGTGAGGTTTTAAACGGGTGCCTGGATACTGTCTTCGAGGAAGATTGAATACGAGCGCAGACCGGTTTTTAACTCTGCCAGCGTCCATGAAGCATCATGAATAACGCTGTTCTGATTAAACTGCCCCATCAGGTAAACGCCACCGCGCTGGGCGGCAGTTGTGGTATCTACGTTATCCACCAGGATGGCTACAGGTACCTCACTGCCATCGGTGGCGCTCTTAACAGACTTGACGTACTCGCTTGATGCCTTGATTTTACCCATCACGGTACCGCGTAAGTGTATGAAATCTACCTGAGCAATAACGCCGGTATCTGTCACCAACTGCAATGGCCCGGCAACCAGTTGATCCGGTACGAACAATGATGAGCGCATACCCGGCTGAAAAGCATTTTGGCCGAAGTTATCCATTATTTTTTACCTTTTGCTGAGTCATAGAGACTGGTCATTCTAGTGACCATTGATGCACCTTTTGATGCTGCAACGGCGTCCTGACCGGGTTGAGCATTACCTACTGCCTGCATCCGTTCATCCAAAGAGCGTTTACGGGGCACTGTGGCAGATGCCGGTGCAGTAGCGGCCGTGGAGGCAAGCACCCGGATCACGGCAGCAGAACTCATGCCGGAATTAAGCGCCAGGGAAACTGCTAAATCTCCGCGCCCGGTAGCATGCTTGCTGCCAAAGATACGCATACAGCGCTGGCGCTCAGCACTGCGGCCTTTTTTGACGTTACGGTCTTCGGTATCATCATCACCGTCATCGTCACTCCCTTCATCCGCATCAGCATCATCGCTGTCGTCTTCAGCGTTAGGGTCTTTTTCATCCTGATCATCAGGGTTATTGTCGTCATCGTTCTCTTCAGCTTCAGGGTCCTTTTCATCCTCTTCAGCCTGACGACCCTTGGCCTTTTTGGCCTTTCCTTTATCCTCTTCGGTATCTTCAGCGGCTTTTGCACCAAATCCAAACATGTGAGCAAAACCTTGAATTTTAATTTTCTTACCCATTATTTTCTCCAACCAGTTTTAATAAATCGCGGAATGCGGCATCAGGCGAAGCGACTTGATCAGCCAGCCCCAGCTGCACACCATCAGCTGCTAAGTAACATGCCGCTTCGGTATCCCTGATAGTTCTCTCTGCTATCCCGCGATTGCGGGAAACGGTACTCACAAACAGGCGGCCCATCTCGTCAACGTCTGACTGGATGGCTTTCTTTGCCTCTTCGCTTAATGCTTCGTAGGGATTTGATTCAGCCTTTCTGCTGCCAAAAGTGATTATCGTGACCTGTACCCCATCGCTTTTTATGCGTTGCGACCAGTCAACATGCATCACGATGACACCGATAGAACCAACGCCGCCGGTGCGAGGAACAATAATTCGATCCGCTGCACTGGCCAGCGCATAAGCAGCCGAATAAGCACTCTCGGATAGAATCGCCCAAATAGGTTTAGTGCCTCGGGCAGCGTAAATTTCATCGACCAAATCAAAACACCCAGCAACTTCTCCACCCGGTGAGTCAATATCAAGGCAAATGGCTTTGACTTCGCTGTCATTCATTGCTGTCAGAAAGCTAACCCGAATGCCGTCATAGCCCGTCATTCCGCTATAAGGTCGCAAGGTGCCTAATTTCTGCACTAAGGTCCCCGTAATGGGTATCCGTGCTATACCAGCGATAACGTCATAACCACACTCACGCCCTTTGCGCGTAAAGGTATCGTCATCGTCATCCCAATCGGCATTAGACTGAATGCGCGTCAATCCGAACCGGTCAGTCAATGCCGCCATAACGACTTCAGCCTTGTGCGGATGAAGTGCCAGCGGGGTGTTAAACAGTCGCTGGGCTAAATGTGGAAGATTCACTGTGCCTCCGGTTTTTGTTGTTGATCAGGCGCAAAGGTGTCAGCTTGCAGCCATGTAGGGATAGGCAATCCACGCTCAATGTATGCCTCACGTTCTCGCTGGCGCTGATCTAGCAATTCCTCCCAGTCTTCACCCACGTTTTCAGCAGCCTCCATTTCGAGAGTAGAGAGTCCGGCTTCCATCCCGAGAATGGCCCCTTTCTTCTCAGCCACAGGATCAACCCAACCACGGCCGGGACCCATCCACTGAGCACGGCAATATGCCGCTTTCGCTGTGAGAAAATCAGGTGCGCCATCCGGTAAGGGAACCTCGCCTAAGTCATGCAGTTCTTCGATAAAGCACGACAAGATGGGCTGAGCGAAGCCTGCCGCAAAATCATCGCGCCGGCGGGTCAGGGTTTTCCACGCTTCCAGCATTGCTGATCGGGCTGAGCTGTAGTTAACATCTGACCAGTCCTGTGTCAGTTGTTGGGTAGAGATCCCCAATGATGCGGCGATATTCCTCAGTGCCGCACTTTCGAATGCCGCAAAGTTGCTACTTGGCCGCGCGGCATTCACCGTCGTGATAGTCTCACCCGGCGGTAAAATAGGGAGCCGCGCACCACTTTGTAACGATAGGCGATTATCTTTGTGAAAATCAGCTCTCATATCCTGATACTCGAGCACATCATCAGTACGTAATCCGTCTTCGAACAAGCGAGGGTCATAAGGTGAAGTAATATATGCACCAAATACGGCATTAAGAATGGACGCTTCGAGTTCCACTCCATCGTATTTGATCAGCATCTTCAGGCGCTGAACCACGGGTGTAAAAATACTGATACCCCGATGCTGGGAGGCCCGGTCACTGTCAAAGTCATGAATGACAATGGGGCGGCCCCAGTCAGTTTCACGCGGGATACGCTCCCACGTCATGGTTTCTTTACCGCTCCACCAGTCACCTATGTGCGCTTTGCGAATGTGATAAGCAATAGGCACCCCATCCTCATCAATCTCTACCCCCCCGCGAATATTCAGCATGTCGAAATTTTGCTGAGGGTTGCTTAATCTATCCGGGTCAATGACCTGCATGGTCGTGGCGTACTGCGCACGCCCATAGCCCAGACGGTCAGGGCGATATTGCATAACGCAGAGCGCATCACCGTCTATCAGCTTGTGGCGAAAACCAAAGTCGCAGCAGTTGAGAAACGGTTTTTTTTCTTTCCACATCACAATAGCGCCCCGGATCATTCGCCCAAATTCGCCAGCCTGCTTCAATGGCCCGACCATATTCATCAGCCCATTTCGCGTCAAATTTAGGATTCCCGGTCATCAGTGCCAGAGTCCGATAATCAACCTTGGCCAGCGGACGAAAAGACGCCCCCACGGCATTATCCAAAATGCGGGTAACACTGCCCGAGGCCCAACCATCGTTACGAACCATGTCGCGAACACGGGCAACCACCTGATCGCGGGAGGTATTGATTTCGTTATCTGGCGACCACAATGACGGTTGCCAATTTGCCATCGTGTCACTGAATTGGTCGGCAGCATCATAGGGAACACCTCTGGAGCCACTCAGCATTGATGCGCGACCGCTCGAAGGGAGTAAGGGTTGACCATTAGGGCCAAGTATCCTGACTTCATTTTTCATCAGTACCGAAACCTTAACGTCCTGCGCGGACGACTAACGACGCCCAGTTGGGCCTGAAGTAGCTGGATAAGGGAGGCAAGTTGACCAATGTCGGTTGGCTGATAACTCACTGATCGGGTGCCATCCCCTTGTGCGAAGGAGAAAGAGACACCTTTCGCACCGGTTGATAATTCAAGATAGGCTTGCTGTGCCAGTGTTAACGCGGACCGTAATTGCTCACGCGTCAGATCACCAGCCAATAAACTGGAGTTGGGATCGAACATGGGATTCCTTTTTAACGAGCCAGCCGTTTATGTAGAGGTTTACGTTGAAGTTCTTCAGGTTCAGTAATAATGGCACCCGGTAGACGCAGGCTGGTTTTCTCTTCCTGCTCAGGCGGAGCTGGGTGTAAAACTTTATCTGGCTCGGACTCGATCAGCAGTGCGCGGGTGTTTAATTTCAGCCCCATATGGAACAGCCCCGCAAGGGCGGCATAAGCATAAACTCGACAGTCCAGAGCTTCGTTAGCCTTACCATGGGGCAGATCCCAAACACTGTAACGCTGACCAGCTGCCTCTTTCATGATCAACCGCTCAGCGGTTAACTGGCTGAAATACCCCATATCCCGATCGGTTGAGAAGTGCATATAGCCGGGACCGGGTTTATCAAGATGAAGACGGGCACGAATAGAATCTTTTGCCGAGTTAACCCCAATAATGACTGGGCGGAACTGCGACCGATTCTTTGAGGTGAGCCGCTTATTAGGCCAAATAGGAGAGCGCTTACCACCGGTGGCTGATTCCCCTTTGATGGCCCATATCCGACGACCCAAACGCTCCTTGGCAAACTCATAGACCTTTTGTGTGTGGTTACCGCCTGAGTCATGACAAGCGGCCATGATGGTAAAACCACGACCATCTGCCCGCCGCCATATCTGCTTCAAATAGGCATCAAGCCGTAGCCAAGGTTCTGCTGTTTCGAGGTCACCCTCGATAACGTCAAACGCTACCGACCAGCTCTCTTCATCTTTACCCCATCCCACAACTTCAATTTCCAACCGGTCTGCCTGGGTATCAATTCCTGCTGTCAGAACGGCAACGCCATCAGGAACTTCAGCATCAAACACTTCTCTTCTCGCCAGCAGTTCATCCACTGGAAGACGTTTACCGTAGTTGGGTCGATGAGGCAGACCCATTTGTGTATTCCACCAAGCCAGCTCTTTATCCGGGTCCCCTTTAGCTTTAAGGTATTTAGCGGCGATATCAGACGGTTTGTCTTTTTGCCACGGGCTGAATATCTTGGACGCCTGAAATCCGGCATGAATATTATCGACCCCCAACTTACCGCAAATGGGACAAACTGCCCGATGCACGGCGTGGCGCTCAGATTCAGACCAGCGCCATACAACCCCCAGCGCCGCCTGATCGTCAACATGCCAGGCTTGCTCATAAGCATTTAGCGGTACATGGCGCTGGTCGCAACATTCAAATGGCTTGGTCTGATGCCATTGGATGGTGCGTAGCGCTCTTAGCCGGTCACCCTCTGACCAGCCAGAACCACAGCTTTCACAGTGGATCATGGCTAATTTTGTATGGTGCTTGTCTCCCTCTGATGGCCAGTGAACATGCTTGAAGAAATCAGGGAATTGGCGGTGACCACAGTGTGGACATGCCATCGATGCCCGACGCTGATCCGATTCTTCATAGCTGGCCGCTATTCGGCTTTCATCTTCAACGGTCGGAGAGCAGGCCCGGACAGATAGCCAATTTAGTCCAAAGGTCGCGGTGCGCTCTTCTGCCAGCGTGATAGGGTCACCCTCACGTGTAATTGGATACTTATCTACCTCATCGGCCAGCAATACCCGAATCGGGCGACGGGCAAGGTTATCCGGGCTACCTGCCCCCGCCAGTGCCAGAAACCCACCGGTAAAGGACTTGTACAATAATGTCTCTTTTGAATTTTTCTGCTTGTTACCGCCAATGAGCTGGCGAAGTACTGGCGTCACTCTCACTAGTGGGGTAATACGCTCTTTCGAGAACTGCTCGGCGGCATCTTCTTTTGGTTGTAATAACAACATTGGGCAAGGGTCGAGATGAGCAAAGTAACCAAATAGATTTTCAAGCAACGCTGTTTTCATCAACTGGGTACAACACATCACGGTAATGATATGCACCCCGGATTCTGTCGCTGCGAGCATGGGGCCACGGGCAATTTCTACAGTTGAAGTTTCCCAATTTCCTGATGTACTCCCCGCCTCTTTTGCCAGTTTTCGGTATTCGTCAGCCCAGTCCGGGACACTAATTCGTGGTGGTGGTGTCCATCCCTTACGAACGCTGCGAAGCAACCGATCATGTTTGCTCTGCGTTAAACTCAGGTTCACCGAGGCCAGAGATGTGTTTATGGACATATGCTAATAACACCTCTGTCATTCTATCGGCGGGAACATCCAAGTCAGCCGCCATCAAAGGAGCCACCCTTGACGGCCAGTTCATCCAGGCATCACGTTGTTCACGAAAAGCGCTAAACAAAATAGCTTCCGCGGCAGTCAACTCTACTAGCTGCCCGTCTTCTTTCTCAAACTCCAACTTGGTTAATAATGCCAGGTAATTTTCTTTCACCCTTGCGGCCTCTTCCCTCGACCACTCAGCTCCGTTTGCCAGCATGATTTCTTTAACCGTCGCATCGGTACTGTCATCAATATCAGCGGCTTTAACTTTTGCTGGCTTCTTTCTGCTGGCGTTTTTAGTCCGTGGATCTTTACTGTCGCGCAAAGTGGCCACAGCCTTATCACTTTCCTCTACGTTGACCAGATCACCATCAAGAACAATATATTTTCCCGCCTTTATCCAGCGGCTCACCGTCTTCCGATCCACACCTGCATGCTTGGCATAATCAATCTGCGTCATTGTGCTCATGATGAAAATTGCCTCTGTGGGACATGGGACATTGCTGTGGGACATTTTTTTGTGTCCCATTCAAAATGTCCCACGCACAAAAATAGTTGAAGCCGCACAGCGTAAGGGCTGACAGTTGCATTTGCATAACTATGCACATGGGACATGGGACACAAAATGAAAAATTTATAGCTGGTAAAACTGCACGGCGCGCAATGCCCGTACATTACAAAGGTCGCAGGAAGGACCCATTTTTTTCTAGATGATAATGGTTGTCATATAACTCTCTATTTAGCCGTCTTCAACGCCTGCTCGATTGCCAGGCTTAACGCACCAGGCATTAAAGCCTGTGCCATTGCATTCGCCCGGTCGAAGTATCCAAGCGTTGGTTTAACTGCCAATGCGTCACCAAACTGAATCAGCAGCTTAGGTGCTCTTTGTTTCTCTCTGGCGCGATGCACACCATTAGGAGAACGCTTCTGACGTTTTTTAGCCTTTTTGCTCTTCTTCCCTTTCTTACGCTGGAAGAAACCACTAACGCCATTCACCTCACCTACAAAGACATTTTCCTTAGCCTTGAGCTGCTGCGTTTTATTCCGGGCTAAGTTCCCAAACTTATTCAACTTAATGTTCTTTGGGTTAAGCAGCGCCTGACCATTGAGCTTGTGCTGACCGCCGAACTCGAACGGTTCGAGATAACTGGCAGCAATATCACGCACAAACACTTTGGCCTGCAGTCGGTCTTTGCGGGCACCAAACGAACCAACAGAATTAACAGTGAAAGGGGTCGGATTATCCAGATTGCGCTGCATACCCACTTTTTGAGCGTCGGCAATCTGGCGTGCAACACTTGTTAGAGCCTGAGCAGCAGCAAAGGGAATCTGCTTTTTTATCGACTGCAACTGATTGGATAAATCTTTAAGAGTTGCCATGATCTATCCCAAAATAGAAAAGCCACCGGCTTATAAGGCTAGTGGCTTGTTGTTAGTGGTGAAACTATCTCAAGTATTACTTTTTCTCTGGCGGGGTATACTCCATCCGGCCCAAAGTTTTAGACACTTCTCGGTAATACTTAACCCGATCTCGGAAATACTCACGTAAGTGTTCAGGCTGCTGATCTTCCACTTGAGCGGGGATTACCGGCATGTTGTAGCGTTCTTTGAATGCAACGCCTGATGCGGCCTGATCTACAGCCATCTTATCTTTATCTTCCTGCGATAACTCAGCTAAGTTATAGCCCATAAGTCCTCCGGTTAGTTTGGAAGATTATAGCTCGACAGCTAAGTATTTACGCCCAGCATTATCGATGGCACTCAATGAATGCCACCTGTAATGCTATTACTCTGTGTCACGCAAAAAGCTTTTGATGAAATCAGGGTTAGGGTGTCGATAATTAATTATGTCTGGTGGCATCTTCATGAACCGATTTCCAGCAGATTTAACTGTCACAAAGCAACTATGAACACCACACACAGTTGTATCTATTCTTTCGTCATACTCAAACAAAAGCTCAGCCATCTTTTCTTGCCACTCGTCTGGCATTGCCTGCATGAATACTCTCGGCATTACACAGAAAGAGGCGCGGTCTAATCCAAACCATAGTTGCAGGTCTTTACGATAATCGTCATCCATCGTCTTTACCTTTATTGATTGTTAAAAAGCCCCGCGTTTGCGAGGCTTCAGTTGAATTTGTCTTACTGCTTACGCGTGGCGTTCTGCCGCCAGCTAATAACCTCATCAAGCCGCCCCTTACAGATCCGCAGCTCACGCTTGATGGCCAACGCATACAGCCCACTATCGCCCCAAGTGGTACCGACGAACTCCGGTACCTCACATTGAGTTAATGCCGATTCAGGGGGCCACAACTGGATTAATTCGGCTGCTCTAGGTGCTGGTGGGCTACTCTTGCAGGATGCTAATGTTGCTATCAGGCATCCGGCTATCAATACACGAATCCCCAACCCCCGCAGCCTTGAACCGCCTGAGTCGCTCGTCACTTTCATTGCGTAGTTTCCTTTCGTTCTCTAGCTGGCGGGCCGTGGCTGTACGGTTGGCTGCGTCATTCACCTGGTATGCATCGATAATGTTGCCGAGGGAGGTGTTTGTGGATTGCTCTTCTCTCAGTGCTTCTTCCGCTTTTTCGACTTCATTTGAGAGGCTATTTCTATTGAGAAGCAGCAACAGAAAAAGAACCACCAGCAAAGCAATAATCCCACCGGTTATTTTGTTAGGCATAGCGCTCGTTCCTTATCCCGGCGAACCACCAGCCCCGCTAATTTCTTACCACCGCCGTATACCCAGCGAGTGAATTGCTCGCAGGCTGCTGTCACGTTACCAGCGCGGAAATACTGGAACATGGTGGATTTCTGCATCGATGGGCAACCAGCGTTAAAGGTGATAGACGTAGCAGCATCAAAAGCACCTGGCGGTAATTTATTGCCGTTCGCATAACGAATAACGCAGCGCTCAGCATCAATGATGTTTTTTTCCCAATCAGCCGCTATCTGTGCATCAGTCTTTCGGGTGCCAGGTATGACACTGTGAGTATTCCCCACCCCATCTGTGATAATACCTGCGGGGCAAACATACGGATCACGACGGCATGATTCAGCATTACCGATCAGTTCTAATCCCTGTTCACTTGTTCGAACGTTACCCATCGAAAGAACGATAGAAATAATTGCAGCCACGGAACAAATGCCGCCAGCCAAGCCAGTCTTAACTTTTGCGGTCATTTATACCTCGGCCTCTACTTTTTTTAATGCTTCAGTGATTACCTCTACTGCAGCAGGACGTTTGTCACTAGGTTTGTTCTTCGAATCAACTAAGTAGTTTTCGATAAGCTGAGTGCGCTTCTCTTCTTCTCTCTGCTTTCGGTTAGCATCAACACGACCATAAATGAATGATGCAGCTGAAAGAACAATGCCAATTAACCCAAACACAAAGTAAATAAAATCCTGTGTTGTGAAGCCCAGTGTCGCGGAAAAAGCCGCCAACCAAGCGAATAGTTGAGTAAAAACACTGCCGGTTTGCTGTTCCATTTTCATGAGTCTCCCCCTCCCGCTTAGCGGGTTGGGCGCGTAGTTGAGGGTTTTAGCCCACCAGTGCAGCCACTCATTAGCAGTAATGTGTGTGGAGTTGATTGGGTGACTGATGGGCTAAAACAGAAAAACCCCAACTACGTGCGTTGAGGTTAAGTAAGTAATGATCTGATTTCTTCTACTGTCTGATTAAATCTCTCTTCTTCAAGTTCTACCCCGATCCCTACCCTGCCTAGCTTTATCGCCGCTTTGAGTGTCGCCCCAGATCCCATGAAGAAATCAGCAACCACATCACCCGGTCTACTGCTAGACCTGATTATATGTTCCATCAATTCAGCCGGCTTCTCACAAGGGTGCTTGCCGGGGTAATAAGCAACAGAAGGGTAAGTCCAAACATCGGTATAAGGAACATCTGCAGTCACCGTAAATGGTCGCCGCAATGCTTCATACTCAAGGCTCAACTCTAAATACCGCCGATTTAACGTCTGATATTCCGCTATCAATTCATGATGGGGCTTATCTAACGTTCCCTGATGATGTTTTTCCGCTGCTATACGATCAAAGAGAGATTGTAAGGCTGCATATTGTTCGGCGTTTGGCAGCTGCCACTGACTTTCGCTAAACCAATGGCTCGACATTTGCCGACCTGTCGCCTCATTTATAGCCTTTGCCGACACGCCAAGCGATGCTCTGGCCAACCGGAAATAATCAATCAATGGCTTGAAGACATTCTGTTTCAGTGTTTTGCATTTGTCGGCATAAGTGCTGCCCTTGGGAGTAAATGGCCCCGCGTAATGATCTGCGAAAATAATCCTCTCAGTTGCGGGGAAATATGCCCGTAGATCCTCTTTATGTATGCGCCGCCACGGGCCTGATGGTTTAGCCCAGATAATGTGGTTTAAGACATTAAATCGCCCCCGCACCATGATTTCAGTATCGGCGGCAAGACGAGAACCGCAGAACATATAAAGGCTACCGGAGGGTTTCAATACTCGCCAAAATTCAGAAAGTAACTCATCAAGCCAAGCAAGATATACCGATTCATTTTCCCATTGATTGTCCCATTTGCAGGATTTAACCCTGAAATATGGGGGATCTGTTGCGATCAGGTCGATATAGTTATCAGGAAGAGTTTTTATGTACTGTAGCGAATCAGCGTTTACAATTTTCAAGCTATTGAAATAAACAGTGTTTCCCATAGATCAGTCTACCGTTATTTGGTAGGCTCAGATCGCTTTGTGCACACAAGCGGTGGGCCTTGGTTCGCCTGTGACTTTCTCAACAGGCGAATGGCAGAGGCAGTGTTACTAGCACTCTTCTGCCGCCCATTCCACAAACAAAAAAGCCCTGACTTATGTCGGGACTTATCATTTTGAAGCCGGTTACGGTTCCGGCGTCAACACCTACCAATGTGCTGACCGCATACCTTTAAATGTACTTCTGTGGTGGCCGGCGCTGATCTCCGGCTTGTTCGTGTTCAAGGAACTACCCTCAGTTACTGATCCATCCAGCGGCATTACCCGGTTGAGGCCTTTTCCAGAGGCCATCTCGCGCATCAGCCTGCGCATTCACCACATTCGGCTGAGCACCAACCATTGTTACAGCAATGATCTGAACAGATTGGGCTATGAACCCGTTATTCAGTGATGCTCAGGCGAATGTAGAAAAATTACCACTTCTCGCAGTGGCCGCGCTCATGCCCTTGAGTTCGTAGTCAGGGGTATCTCATGAATCCCTCACCTCTAACCGGCAAACGATTGGCGATCGTTCTGGAGTACCGGAGCTTGTTTTAATCTAAGAACCTTGACCCATCACTACACAGGCTCGCCATTAGACGACTCAGGGCAGCATCATTACTGCTGCATTGCCTTTTGGCTGCGGTCTAACCGTTTAGCTACAGCATTTTTCATGCCCTCCATAAACAACAAAACCCCGCAGAAGCGAGGTTATAAATTAAATTAGTAGCAACATATCAAATATGCTTTAAATATGGCTTACTTTGTTCACTTTTGCAAGTATCATGTCGCTAAATGTTGCTATCTTCCTGATTTGTGATTTACAACGCAATTCAGAGAATCCGCATCCAATGCTTCAGCCAGCCTTAATAGCGATTCCCAATGCGGCGCATAGTGCATTGTCCAATTATTACGCTGAACTCCCACCAATCCTGCTAGCTCTGAATATGAATACTCTTTCCCATGTAACAAATGGCCCACACCGGCTGTTTGTTGCACTGCCAGCCATACGAGGCTTTCAACTCTCCGCCGTACTTTTGCTGTTACTGGTTTTTGTGATAAGTGCGGCTGATACTCATTCCATATATAGCGACATATCTCAACCTGGTAATCAAATGTCAGATCGAAGGAATAGCAATAGCGAATCCATGCAGCCTGATGAGGCTTTAACTTGAATACCGCCCTACGCCATGCACTGGTGCAATACGTTAGCGGATCTATCGGGGTAACCTGGCTTTTACTCGAGCGGGTTTCTGTACAACGCACTGGCTCCGTTTCTTGGCAAACTCTGCGACCATCAACCTCAATACTCCTAATCCTCTGACGCTTAAACCGTGTAGTTCTGGCTAACGCCGCACCATCGAACGCCTCTAATTGTCCCTTGCTGCTTCCGCATATATCAGCAAGGGCAACAGACAATACACCTCGAACATACTGGAGATATTGTTGGTTCATTGTTCTACTCCACACATTAAGACCATCAGGCCATTGCCCCGATCGAGATAGACCGGTCCATAAAATGAAACCAAAGCTCAATTTGGCTTCCATGCTCCGCTTCCCACACACGCATATCAGCATGCAGTGCGTCATGACAGAGACGACATAAAGGTATTGTGAATAGGTCGTGGGCCTTGGTACCCATCCCGCCCTGTCCGTGACCGATGATGTGATGAGGGTCGTCAGCAGAACCACCACAACCACAACATTGCTGGGATTTAACCCACTTGAGCCACTTGGCACTTTCCCACCGATACCGCTTAGGGATGCGCATAAAGCTAGCTGGTGGCTCATCATCAATTTTCAGTGCCAGCACTTTCTTAACCTGCTCAACTTTGCTTTCAATGATTTGTGTCGGGTTTGGCGTCCAAGTGATATCACTCTCCCTCGTTGGCCCTGATTTCATTACTGCGGGCAGCATCCGCAAACTTGCTCGAGCAATTGAATCGGGGAGCAAGTCGGAAACCTCATTAACGACAGCCCACCAACATAATTCCGGCATAGTGAGCTGGTGGCCCTCCGGAAGCCGAAAATGACTGCATACGGTCGAGATTATCCAAGTAATGAGATTGCCAGTTGCTAATTGGTCTAATCGGGGAAGTGTATGCTCTCTCAGCTTATTATCATGATGCCAACACAGACGAATCGACCGTTGGCCATAGCGTAATGTTGTGAGATTTTGAACGTGGGAATCATCCGGATCATGCCACTGGCACTCTTTCAACTGCTTAACCCATGCTTCCAGCACTCGAGGCCCACCAGCAGCATTGATAACTCGTTCCTGTTCAAAGAATGGCAATAAGCGCGGATCATTAGCCAGTTGCTGATCGGTTGTTGGTAGTCGGCCTGATGGAAGCGCTTTAAATTCCTCCGGTTCAGTGGCCACCAGCAAGCGCCCAGATAAATATGGCAGCAGTTCAGCACCTGGCTTCAATATCACAACACCAAGTTCCTGTTGGATAAATGGGGTTAACAATGCCCTCATGCGGCACCTTTCTTTGCAAGATATTCAGCCCATAAGCCACCAACCCATTTAACGCCCTTCGGTGTAAAACGGGATTGAGCGAAAGCATGATTATTAATGGTGTTAGTACCCGTCTTAACCTCAAATCGCCCTAATTCACTGTGCTGCTGATGAGGTGATAACATTCCGTTAAGCCGGTACATGATGTGATTATCAAGCAGGAACTGACGAAACTCCGCTTCTCTGGCATTAAGCAGTTTTGCAACTTGTCGGAATGTCATGGAACCCTTAGCTATTACGTAGCGATCGACAAACTCAACTTTTGGCGCAGCAATAGAAAGCTGGTTTTCAAGCTGTTGCTTTTCCTCTGCCAAATTAGCCGCTAGGCGCAATGCTTCTGGTAAGGTTTGAGGGATCAGGTTCTGTTCCAGCTCTTGCCAGCGGTCAACCACTGCAGCAGTGAATTCAGGGGATAGTCGGGCAACTAATACCAAAGAATCCCGCTTATTGAAGCGATACTCAAAATACTGGTTACCGTTGTGTTCAAAATCGAACTGCGGCAACGGCGCGGTTAAAATACCAGCAGCACATAGACGTTCTGCGGAGCGCTTCACATCACCGTGTTTGCTGTTCACCAGTGCAGCGATTTCACGGCTGCTCATAGTCACAACAGAATTGGATAGTTTCATGCTGCCACCTCACCGTCTGGTGTTGGAATATTTTCAGGAATATTTTGTGGCTGGTTTTGTGATGCAAGACGCTCGGCCTCTCTGCGGATCTGCGCTAAGAATGCCGCGCCAGTAGTCATAAGCTGATCCAGCGAGACATAACTTGTTGCTGGCCCGCGCCACGTCTTATCAAATATCGCTATGGCGCCAGCGAAGAATGCACCGCTCGGTACCTGCTTATCATCGGCCGGAATAAACCAGTGCGGGAGGTCGAAACCCACACGACCACGAATGAACGCTATGTGGTCGGCTTGCTCTGGCCACCAACTCTCTGACGTGGCGACTTTGATCAGGAAAACATAACGGCCACCGGCTTCACGCATTGCCGCTGTGTGCTGCATGATGTGAGTCATACCGGTGATGTATTCACCTTCATGCTGCTTAGCGCGGGAGTACGGTGGGTTGCCGAACGCAGCACCTTTAAGCTCTTTCACCCGCTCAGCCCAGTTTTGGACCAGTGCATTATCTTCTGCCGTGTAGTAGTCAGGGCATTTACTGTTTTCACCGTCAGAGAACAGGTCCAGAACCAGTGGGCCGAACATTTGGTTAATGCCCCAGAACAAAGCATCAGGGGTGCGCCACTGATCGCCAACCTGTTTTAAGAAATGCTCAGGCATAGCTTTTAGTGCATTCAGAGATTGAACATATTCTGAGGTCTGTAAGATTTCTTCTTCCAGTTCACCACTGGATTCACAAGAAAAAGCCTCGCAGGATTCAGTACATGAACCGGATTCATACCCGCCACCGCCACGGATGGTTGCCGCTATATCATCACGGCTATGTTCAGCAAACATCGCGATGATTGACTCGAGCGAATTATTACCACGGTACATGATTTTGTTTTCTTGCTGGCGGCGTTCTACAACGCGTACATCATCACTGGTGATCACTTCCAAGAACTTTGCCGTATGCTCTGGCTCATCTCGGGTAGCCAAAGCAATTTTGTTAACGCCTTTTTTCACACAAAGAACACAGTTACCGAGATGCTCAGGCAGATCCAGATCGAAAGGCTGCTCTTTCCACCAGTCCAATACATCTTGTTTTTCGAAGTCACTGATATCAGCAAGGTAGTGAACGCCATCATGCGGGGTTAACCGTTTTTTCTCATCAACACGAATGCCTATCCACTTTTCATACTCAGGAAAATGGTCTTTGCAATAGCGATCAAAAGGTTCGATTTTCATTGTGCGAGTGCAAAATGCGCCATGCACATAAGGTGTGCCATATTTTGCGCAGACATCGCGCCAAGGCTGTAGATCTGGACCAATATCATCAACGCTAATCACCTTGTAGCTGTTGGCCTTTCCCAGTTCAGGGTTAACGTCCACGCGCAGGCAAATCAGGTCAATTTTCCAGTGACTAACAATATTGCGGATAAAATCATAGGTTTTAGGATGCTCGGCACCAGTATCCATAAAGATATTGCGCACATCTTCGCCAGCAGTCCGCCGTTGCTCCATCAGATGAACCAAATGAGCGGAGGTACGACCACCAGAGAAACTAACCACTTGAGTTGTCATGCTGCTTTCTCCCCGCTCACGCGCTGGCTGCATTCTTTCCAGATGGCATTCCATTTAATTACGCCGAAATCACCTTTAGCCCCACGGACACCCGCATTGCTGGCTTTCTTGATAACCATGGTTTCGAGGGCGCTTGGATTGCGAACAGGTAACCCGCTGCCAATAAAACGCTTATAGGCTTTATCACGCTTAGTGGTGTCACCAGTAAGCAACTCTCCGTTGGCTTTTACCCATTTACCGTCTTTGCGTGTTGGACGCCCCGCCCCATGCCAACGGTTAGCTCCTTCGAGATAGCCAGGGAATTTGGTTGGTTGGAAAAGTGTTGTTGGCCGTAAATATTCAGCCATGTCCAGATCTGCGGCCCACTTAGCGTGAAGGTAATCAACCGTAAGTTTCAGCTCTGCAACAGTGAATTGCTCTTTCAGTCGGGCGCGGATGTTCTCCAGCGATGATTTGCTAGTCTGATACCGAGAACCGGTGGTCAAGTTCAAGTGTTTTAAAACGTCTTTGGCCTGATCAGTAATTTCGACTTCAGGGTCGGTCGCCATCGGCGGCTGACAAGTAGGTTTTATACTTGATGGATCTGGTGTTGAATTTACTGACGGATCGCCCCCAGATTCTGGCGGGTCAAAAGTGCCATTATTGCCAGATTCTGACCCGTCGAATTTTGAGCCCTCAGATTTTGACCCATCAGTTTTTGAGGTGTCAGATTCTGACGCATGAGCAGCAGCCTTAAGTTTGGCAACATTCAACTGATAAACATTACTGGCGTTCCTGTTACCGGCACGGCGGGCTTTCTTGCTTAACCAGCCATCCGCTTCCAGATCAGCCAACGCAGTGCGAACAGTGCTCTCACCTGCCCCAATCTGGCGGGCAATCGTCGTCACTGACGGCCAGCACACCCCCTCATCATTAGAAAAATCAGCAAGACGGGCCATAATCGCCACCTTTGATATCTTCATACCAGCAGCCGCACAGCCGTCCCATACATAACTGGATAGCTTTACGCTCAT